TTCATCACAGACAATTACGCCCCACTCATCGCGGTATGGCTTCAAATCCATTTTGCTCATCGTCTGGACTGTTGCAAATGTGATCCCGCTGCCGATATTGACCTTGCCCTCGGTAATAGTCCCCATAAGACTGCTGTCCATGTATCGCTCTGCCCGTTCTTTGCTCTGCCTTAATAGATCGGCGGTGTGTGTCAGCCACAAGGCTTTCACACCATACCGCTGTATCAGGGCAAGCATACACTGTGTCTTACCAGACCCACATTGAGACTGTAATATCCCATACCGCTTGTTGTATATGGCATCCACAGCATCTTGTTGGTAGTCATACAATGGTATCGGCACACCGTAGTCCACATGGTCATGGTCACGGAACAGCACTTGCACATTGTCCAGGATATGCTGAACTTCTCGGAACACCCCGAACGGCATTTCCAGCATCGGGAGGTGGGAAGGGGTTGTACTTCCCATCCTCCACAGGTTAATGGTTTCGGGTGTCTTGCCCGTCCACAACCCCATTCGTTCCTTCTTGTAGTAGTCGGGGTTGGGGAGGGTCAGGTGATCCTTACACCACTTGACCAACTCCTCGGACGGCTCCACAACCCTTATTGTGCTGCCGACGTATGTTACCACGGCACATCCTCATCCTTTACTTCATTGAACCCGCTGAACTGGTTCATCTTGTCGGGATCATAGTCGTAATACTGCTCGATCTGGTTGTAGGTGCTGCCGTTGTGTTCGTGGTTCCCGAACTTCGCCAGCCCCTTCTTGCCGACCGCCGCTTGGAAGTTCATCCGCAGCTTTTCCCCATGCTTCTTCATGCCAAGGCAACGGAAGAACCCACTCAACTTCCATTCAAAGGACTTGCACAGGTACAGCCTTTCACGGAACGTCGCCTTGCCCTTCGGCACGTCGATCTCTCCCGTCACCAGGGCCATGTTGCAGGCGGGAATCTTGCCGCCGTTGGACAGGTTGCCGGGGTAATTCTGCCGTTCCACCTTCGTCACGGTGAAGGAATAGTCGCCGGGCTGCACCGTGACGTATTCTTTGCCATCGGATTCAATCTCACTGTCCCAATCAAAGACTTCGTTCTCAAAGTCGCTCATGTATTTTCCTCCTTAATGAAATTCGCTATCCTGCACAGTACATCGTATGCGCAGGGTAAAGCCAGTCCGTTGCCATAAGCCTTGTAAATCGCGCTGTCGCTGCCGCCCAGCCCTTCGCACCATTCGTCAGGAAAGCCCTGTAATCTTGCGCACTCGGTAGGTGTCAGGCGGCGAACGATGTACTTGCGGAGCGGCTTGTCATTCTCTATCGCCAAGAACTCACGCTCCTTCCCGTTCCTAGCTCCAGGGCCTTTGTAATAGCTGGCATCTAACGTTGGAGATATGCCATCCCCAGTACTATTCTTGTAAACCACTGGATTCACAAAGTTCAGCGAAAACCCGCCCTCGTTCTTCGCCTGGAGTGTCGCGGAAAGTTCCTCATTCCCAACCATGTTTCGACAGTCGATTGCGACCACATTCTGCCCCCTGTCCACGCAAGGGCTGGAATCATGCCGCGCCGTAAGCGCTCGAGCTGTTTCAGGGTAGCAAAGGTAATTTTGGTTATGAACTCCAGGCTGCGCCGTCAACGCGCCAGCCTGTTCGCCCATGTTCCGCACTTCGTCGCGCTGGTTTTGCTGGAAGCAGACGGCTTGTCCACGGTCCGACATTGGATTTGCCGGAATACAATATGCTGCGGTTTCACTGACTGAAACTGACGGATTAGCCCTGTCACCACAAAGCTGAAAAGCAACAGCGTGTTTGTCTTATGTGTTTAATGTTGGCGATACAGATTCGCACCAACCTTTGCCGTTCTTTTTGCTTTCCCGGTCAACCACATTACCTTCAACGGCGTAGCACACCCCGTGTTCGTGCGCCGCGCTGATCGTGAATTGCGGATCGCCGGGTTCACCGATTCCAAAGCACGTTCGCATATCGTCTTTACCACCACGGGTAGCAACCATTGTGTTTATGGGATATACTACACCGTCGCACCGTCCACCGCCGCCATTATAGGCTTGCAGCGTAGGGTAGCATCCCGTTACGTCGTGTTGCCGCTTGCTCTGGCAGTCCCACGGATTCAAGCATTTAACGCTATCACTTCCTCCAACGCTTCTTTCAGCATCAGCGGCAGTTCCTTTCCCCGCCGTTCCGCTCTCCGAAGAATCCCCTGACACGCCCTCGCGCTCAAATAGTATTTCTCCGGCGCGTTCGCTTGCAAAATCTGTGACAAGGTAGATTCTCTTTCGGCGTTGGGGAACGCCCCAGTATTGAGCGTCGTAGACCCTCCAGGCAATACTCCATCCATTGCCGACCACGCATCCGGCATGGTTCCATTTCTTAGGTCGAGGAATTGATACCCCGTCGCAGGAAACACTTGCAAGGGCTTGGAGGACGGCTTGGAAGTCGGCTCCCTTATTACTGCTGAACGCTCCCGGCACGTTTTCCCAGACGGCAAACCGAGGTCGAATATGCTCATCTGTCCCTGTAGCATCGCGCATCTCCTTTATAATTCTTACGGCTTCAAAGAACAGGTTGCTTTGCCTGCCTTCGTGAATACCCAACTGTTTACCGGCCACGGACAAGTCCTGACACGGCGAACCGAAGGTAATGATGTCCACAGGCTCTATCTCTGCGCCGTTGATGTCCGTGACGCTCCCCAACTGCTTCATGTCGGGGAACCTCGCCGCTGTTACCTTCAACGGGAACGGCTCGATTTCCGAACTCCATACAGGGGTTATGCCGCACATCACACCGGCCAGCGGAAAGCCGCCTATGCCGTCAAACAGGCTCCCCAGCGTCATGCTTCTCACCCATCCCGTAATACTCCCGTATCACGTCATCCACCATCAACAGGTCGTTATCAATCTCGTTCTCAGGGAACATCCCCAGCGGCGTTTTCACCGTGTCGAACCCGCTGTTGTGGGTGATGAACGTGTACTTCCCGTCTTTCACATGGGTTTTCAGTACGATGGTGAACAGCCCTTCCAGCGTCACATACTGGTCAATCATCCGGCCAATGGTCTTGGCCTTTTCGTTCCCCACCTGGTCGCGCTCAATGTGGGACATGAAATACACGATGGTTCCGTCCGGGGTATCATTCAACGCGGTCTGGATCAGCCGCCAGTGGGCGTTCGCCATTTCATTGTACTTGTCGTACCCCTTCTCCAATGACCGACGCATGAACGCATTGACCATCAAATACTGGCTATCGTCAATGACGATGGACGGGGTTTTCACGGACTTCAACGCCGCCGTGATCTTCATGTAGTCATCGGTGTTCAGCATCCGAATGTCGGACTTGAACGGCAGCGGCTTCTTCGACACATTGACGATACTGAACCTGTCGGCTGTGCAATTCCGCATACTTGCAGATTTCCCGGTTCCGCTTTCGCCAATTACAAGCACAAGAACGTTTATAAAAATTCCTCCCTTCACCGAATGTCTGATAATTCATTTCATATTGGGGGCGCTTATAGCCCCAATATGAATGAATGAATTATCCTGAATTGCAAATTCTTGTTTCCAAAAAATTTCTTGAATACTATAGGGCGAAAAAAATTTTTGGGGACTTGAATTTGCAAGTTTCAGTGTTCAATCCTGCATTTACTTCAATCCGCTAAAGCGAATGTAATTCATTCAAAGGCCGGTAAACCGCATGGATGTAAACCCGGCTCCCTGTTCTTGTTGGCGTATGCTTCTACGGCGTGGTCGCCTCCACTCTACGCTCCAAACAGGTTTTACTTGCTTTCTGGCCTGTCGGGAAAACGTCCCAACTGCAAGCGGTTTCATTGGCCTACGGCAACAGTCATGTCGTTGCCATAGGCACGGCAGGAAGCCCAAAATTTTTAATCATTCACAATCATCATGCGTATCTTCATATGAATCACCCCCTTTCATGCTTTCATCTGTTGCACTGTCCAGCCAGCTTGGTTCCAACTTTTCATACGGACAGAACGCAGCCGGACAGTGGTAGCAGTCCCCAAAGATGTCACAGTAGTGCATGTCCATTACTCTGCATCTTCTTCCGTTGGCGAAGCGAACAACGCCCTCAAAAACTCTTTCATCTGGTATGCGTCCATGT